GTGTACAATGATGTACCAATTTAATAGGTTCACCTTTTTTATATATTTTTCTTACTGGAAAATCTTCTATTCCATTTTTAATTACAATAGATTTGTTAGTGGGTATATCAAAAAAATATCTAAATTTTTCATAATTCCAATGACTGTTAAAAACATACCAATCATATTCTTTATGTCTGTCTTTGTTTCTAAAAAATTCTTGTAAATTAGGTTGATCCCATGAATTTTTTTGCCAAAGAATATTTAGCTTATCTTTGTCTAATGGCACTTTCCCAGGAATAGAAGTACAGATTTGGACTTGATCTAAAATTTCTTTAGATACATGTCTCTCCAACATTTCCATTTGTAATTCAGTGGCACCCCTAGGTTTCATTTTTTTGTTTTTGCACCTATAATGCCAGCTCTAGTCACTGTAATTTCTAAGTCTTGTCTAAAATCTTCAGCCGTAGTGTCAGTATTAGGGTCTGCAACATCCGCATCAAATTCTTCTTTTGAAGCATAAATTTTACCTGTTTTTTTATTTTTAATTATTTCTTTAGCTGTTGCAGGTATTTTTGGTAAGTCACTCATAATTATATTAAGTTTATTGTTAATGATAGTTTGTTTTCATTTTTGTCTATTACTTGATGTATACTATTTTTTGGTATTATACAAGAGTTTTGAGGTTCCATAATAAAAGTTTCTTCATTTATTTTCCATTTTGATTGACCATAAATTTGTTTTACTAAAACATTATATTCATGTTTATGTGCATCAAAACTAGCTTTTTTACCTGGTTTAGAAAAATAAAAATTGCCATTTATACCTAAACCAGTTTCCTCTGTTATTTTTTTTTGTAAAAATCTTAAGTCATCATTTAAGTCTAAAACGTTTGATATAATTGTAGTGAATCCGAGATTATAAAAGTATTCCCATCTTTCAAAATTTAAGTAACCGTCTATATCATAGAAAAGAATATTCTGATTATTTGTCGTTTGATTTGGTATAATTTCAACACTAGGTTGACCCCATGTATATTTATATGGCCACCTTTTTTTAATTTTTAAAAAATTAATTATATCTTTTTCAGTTAAATTTATCGGTATGGAATCTACAATTTGTTTTAATTTTAAAAGCTCTTCCATTAACGACCTTGACGGTTGTATTTTTTATGTGATCTTTTCTCGTTTTTATTTAATCTTTTTTTGTGTCTTCTTGGACGCTTTCTAGGTTTTGGTCTAGGTACGTAGTGAACAAATTTTTGTCTAGCCATAATTAAATAAATCTAAACCACAAAGGAATAGTATATCTATAACCTTTTATTATTTTAGAAACCCTATGTCTATTATGAATACCACTTTCAAAAAATATTACTCCATTTTTTTTTACCTTGTAGGTTTCTTTACTTTCAAAAATCAAACTTCCTCCATCATAATTATCATTAAGATATATTATTGCAGAAAAATCTACTTTATCTATTCCATTCTCATTATCTCCATGAAGACCCATAAACTCACCGGCTCTCCATCTACAAATTTGAGGGTCATTCCAAGGTTTAACTTTTGTTTGAAAAAAATGATCAATAAAAAATTTTAATTTTTGTTGATAATATTTAAGATGTGTTCTTACTTGAATATCTTTTATTTTATTAAAGTGTAAATTTCTATGACTGTGTTCTGGTCTGTTATCTGAACAAAGTGAAGAGAACGTATCCCAATAATCTCTAAATAAAAGAGAATGTTTTTCGTCCACAAAATTTTGTATTACTATTCTTTTGTTAAATTTTTTATCCATTTTCTTGAGATCGATCTAATAAAGCAAATGAAATAATTCCTTGAATTTCATTCGCAGTGCCAGCTGTCATTTTTAAAACATCTCCTGCTTCCAAAACTAATGTATGATTTATAATATCTTTTGTAGTTGTTGCGGTAATACCTTCATTAAATATCCTAAACGTTGCTGTAGCTGACGTATCTGTAAATTGAACACTTAAATTTACTGCTCCACTAGAACCATTATTAACTTGTATCTGTTTTATTAAAACAGTTGAATCACTAGGTGCTGTAAAAACGCTAGTAGTATCCGTAGTAGTTAAATTTATTCCTTGATTTTTGTATCTAATTGTCATGATAAAAAATAATTAAAAGCATCTTGTTCATTTTTTAATTCTTGTTGATAAGAAGTGTTTAACTTATCTTGCATCGTTCGTAAAGACTGATTTATTTGTCTTTGGTTTTCCTCAGTATATTCAGGAGTAGGCTCTGGTATTACAATGTCTACTCTTGCCATTATCTCATTCCATCTGGTTGAACATCAGCTCTAAACGTTCCATATCTCCAACTTTGATCAGTTGAGGTATTAGCCACTTTTATACTAGCAAATCGAGATCTTGCCCTTGTATCTACTTTTTCTGTTGTACTATTAATAGTAAACGGACCTAGTGGAGAGGATGCTGCACTACTCACAGGAAATCTCTTTAAGTTAATAGTTATCTGAGCATCTCCGGTTAATACTTTAAAATCTGGTATAAATCTTCTAACACTCATAAAAAATTCTCCATCTCCTCCTTGAGATAAATCAAAATCTCCTGATTGAATAAATGCGGGTATAGCTGTTTTATTACCTGACGCATCTACTTGATTATTACCGACTTCATGTTCGTAATATATTGTTGATCCATTTATATTAGTTACACCTTGTACAGTTGGAAATGTGGGTACACCAGTTGAATTAAATTCTGTAGCATAAGGATTATCATATAAGTTTGCATCTTGATATGTAGTTCTAGATAAAGACCCAGTAGTCCATGTTCCACTTTGATAATTGTACGTAACGCATCTATCAACAAAATCACTTCCCGATTTAGGATAAAACCATACTATTTCTTCATATAACGTGTAAAGACCTGCATAAACAGATTCACCATTCTGATAATTTATACCTAAATTATCTCCTTTAGTTGTAAACACAAAGTCTTCTACTAAACAAGGTAGAGCTTTTACTGTACCATCATAAACAAAAAAACCACCAGCTTCGCCCATCCAATAAACTGCACCATTTACATATTTAATAGAGTGTTGCCCTATAGCTCCACAATTTGATCCTACTTGTCTTACAGAAAATATAAAAGGTGGACCAACAAATTGTATTACATAAGCTGCAGTATTAGTTAAAACTAAAGTGTAGTCTTTACCTTTTACAGCACCTACAATTTTTGTTCCTGAGTCTAACCTAAAAAAACCAGCAGTGTTAACAGAAGTTGGAGTATAATCAGTAATATCTTCTTGATTAGAAAATCTTATAAATAATTTATCTTGAGAACTAGGTGTTCCAATTGTAGTTTCTGTGCCCAACATAAATAAATGTCTATCTCTATCTGAAACTAAGGACATTACCGATGCGGTAGGAGCATTAGAAATTTTAACTGCTCTTGTTTGTAATGCATTTGAATTAGCATTAATTGGATTCCAAGAAAAAGAATTACCATTTTTAATAGTTGCAATTAATTGTTGACCAAAGTTATCTAAGGACCAAGAGGCTGGATCAATTGATAAAGTTTGTGATAACGAAGCTTCACCCCAACCAGTATAATATTCAACTCCTGCACCACTTAAGTGTGCAGATCTTGTTCCTGCGGTAGCCCTTGTGATTCCAGTTAATGTGGTAGTGGTAGTTCCAGTATAAGATATAAATTCAGCTCCAACTTTTATTGTCCCTGATGTTGGAAACCCTGTAGTTGAGGCAAGAGTAATAGAAGTTCCAACTCCACCAGTTCCAGCTGTATCATCATTTAATGCTCCATTTAATGTTGAAAAAACTTGTTGACCTCCACCCCATAAAGCCGTTCCCCATCCAAATCCATATGTTTGACTTAACGATCCAACTTTAACATAAGGGTTAACTTCAGCTGACCCACTTGCTGCAACTGTTGTTCCAGCTGCTGATGCCATCGTAATAGTAAAAGTATCACTAGTAGGTACAGTGATTACTTGAAAAGTGTTTGTTTCAAAATCTGCCGCAGAGTAACCAGCTCCAACTGGAGGAGTAACACTTGTAAATGTAAATAAATCTCCAGGTTCTAAATTGTGGGCTGGTTTATTCACTGTAACTGTCGCTGAAGTATTTGCAGTAGTAAAAGTACAACCAGTTAAAGCTGTATCTAAAGGTGTAATATCATAAAAAGCACCCTCATAATAAACAACCAACAACCTATTTGTGCCTATCGCTGCATATCTTCTTCCATCTAAATCTGCCCAAATAAATTGTTCTCTAGCTGCACCAACTAATGTATTATCAACAAGTTGTTGCCATCCACCTATTTTTTCTGGTAGGCCATATCTAAATCTTACAAAGTCACCATCTATCCACTGACCCTCTGCTCCAGTAGGGGTAACTTGTTTATTGAATCCAGGTTGTATCTGTACATTCGTTAAAGGCATGAGTTATTATACCTTATAAGAGCTAAATTATAAAGATGTCTAAATTATTTAGGTAATTTAGGTTTAAGACTTTTTTGCCTTTCTTCTTCTGAAGGAATATGTTGTCCATACTCTGTGCCCATTTTTCTTTTGTTTGTGGGTATATTGTCAATCATTCCTATACAAAGATTGACTAGACTATCAGCAAAATGTTTTAAACTTTCAGCTTTGAATGTTAAACCACCTTGTTTCTCTATAATTTTTTTTTCATCTTTGGTAAAAATAATTTTACCATCTCCTCTATCATTTTGAATTATTTTCATTTTTAACATCTCCCTTATAATCTTTAAATTCCCCCTCTGCATCTACATAATGTAAAAACACTTGAATGTGATAATCACCCTTAAATTGCTCTCTCCAATGTTCAACATCACATCCTTTATATAAAACTGCATCTCCTCTTTTAAGACTTACTGGATTACCCTCCATATAAATAGGCCAATCATCAGAATTTTTATCTGCATCTATAAAAACTGTAGCACTTATTTCACATGAACGTCTATCTTTATGTTTTTTTAAATCTGAAGCAAAAGTGTAGCATCTCCAAAAAGTATAAGTTTCATGTAATTTTTTACCAATTACTTTTTCAAAGATATGTTTTTTTGATGACCCTAACATTTCCATTAATGGATCTTTATAAAAATATGTATCTAAATTTTCACTTTGTCCTACATCAAAATTTGTTGTATTTGTTTTATGTAAATTTTTACAATGATTAGTAAGTAAATTTAATTCATTCTCATTTAAGAGATTCGGAACATATTGATATTTAAATTTTACTTCATCCATCCTACTATTACCAATCTTGTGCTACTTTTAACTTTTTTTACACCATGTGAAAATAAAAAATTAGATGGAAACATAACAAGTCTTCCAGCTTTAGGTTTAACTTCAAAATATTCTTGATCCCAATTATTTGGATTTGTAAAATAAAGTTCTCCTCCCTCATAGTCGTCATTTAAAAATAATATTATACTCATTGTTCTAACGAACTTTAAACAATGATCAGAGTGAACTGTATAGTGATCGCCAATCTCATACTTTATTGCTTGAATGTCTACCATACCATCAACACAAGTATTTCCATGTTCTTTATTATATTCACCTAATACGGCTGCAAATGTTGAACCAAGCACATTGAACCAGTGTTGTTCTGATAAACTTTCTACATCTCTGTTTAAAGCTTTTACTTTTGCAGACCTTACATTTTTATTAACTGGTTCTTCTCCTTTAAATCTTTGTTCTTGAGTTCCAATTATAGATGCATCTTCAAATTTTAATTTATTTAAATACTGAATTAATCTTGCAATAGCCGTTACAGGTAAAACATTATCTGTTACTTTAATATAATTTTTTAATTCCATTTTTTTTTATTCCACCAAGTTCGTTTATAATTATTAACAAAATATTTTGCATTTTGTAATGCTTCACTTAAAAAATTATTCTCTTTTTCTATCAATACTTTGTGTTCCCAGTTGTCTCTTTTAAATGGTATAATTTGTACATATGGTGTACCTCTTTTTATAACTGTTTTCAAGTTAGGATATTTATCTCCATTTATTACAATTGGAAAATTAACTTCTCTGTTAAAAACATCAGTATCTACAATACCTGGAATTATTTCAAATCTATCATCATGATTATTTAAAGGTGGAAGAAAAAGACAAGAATATCCAGGTGGCGTTTTTATTTTAAATGGATTTAAAATTTTATAAAAATTTAAATTTTTATTTTTTTCACATAGTGGTGAACCCGTTAATTGTTTTGGATTGTGTGTTTCTGGGTGCACCGTATTTAAATTAATTTTTTTTTCCTGTATTTGAGGCGTATACTTATTAAATGAAAAAAGAAAACTAGAATCTTTATCTCCAGTATAAGTACTATGATTATGTTCAACAAAAAAATCTTGTGGCATTTTTAGTAAGTATCCTGAAGTTAATGTATCTAAAAAAGGCATACATCCTTTTATAGTTGGAAATTCTCTGGTATGTTCTAGTTTTTTGTACCAATCAGGTAAATTAAATTTAATCGGTATTGGTAAAACATCATCAAGAGCATTTTTAATTTCTTTAGGATAAGTAAAAATAATAGAATTACTCATTCCATACCTTTATCGAATATTAGTGTAAAGTAAAGCAGTTTTACATGCAAACAGGATTCCAATATTTATTATTAGAACCTAGGTATTCTCTAATGTCTGGGTGACCAGTATCTTGTAAAGCATCTATGTCAATATTTTCTATAAAAGTAAGTGTCTCTTGTATTTGACTTTTTTTTGTAAATGAATCACTTATATCCTCTAAATGAGTGTGTAAATTATATTTATAACCATTCATTTGATTAATAAATGCTTGTTTATCTTGTTCATAAGATTCCCATCCATTATCAACAACTGAAAAATTTCCGTCTGCAGTTACTGTCCACATTTTAGTGTAATCAGTACACAAAGCGTTATAATCACTTTCAGATACATCTGTTATATTGTAATGAATATGGTTTGCCTCTGGTCCACACCATAAATTTACATCAGCTTCAGGCACAACTGTTACCAAAGCCCCATCTACAAAACCCACGTTACTAAAAATTGCTTTTGCCATAATTATCCTATATTTTCAAAAATTACTATAGATCCAGATCCTCCAGGGTTACCATTTGTAGGACCACCAACACTCGGGTTACCACCCCGAACTCCTGGACCTCCACCATGACCAGAAATTAACATGAAATCATTTTCAAAATTAGGCACAGTCTGAGAGGCCCCACCAGAACCAAATGGGTTATACGTTGTAGATTTAAATCTTGTACCAAAAGGAAAAGATCCATATCCCATATCTAAATCTGCATTAGGTGCAGCCGTACCATCTGTAAATGCTTTTTCAGCACCAGGAGCAGTTCCAGGTGTACCTGTTCCAGGGTTACCTGTGTTTCCACCCGCCCCTCCGTTTGCTACAGCATCATTTGTATTTAATGTTGTTGCTGCACCAGAAGGTGCTGCGGGAGCAGAATTAGGTATTGTAGATGATCCAGTTCCTGCGGCTCCAATAGAATAAGGTACTGCATAAGGTTGACTTATTGGAATTGAAAAAAATCCAAAACCGCCAAGACCACCTTTTCCGCCACCCGTTGGGCCGTTTTGTCTGGCACCTCCGCCACCTCCGCCACCACCACGGACGTAAGCATAAATTGTACTTGCAGTTGGTTGAGCAGTGTATGTTCCTGAGTTAGGTCCAAATTCCATAAATGTAGGTCTCATATTTAAAGTTCCAGCTGATCCTGAAGATGCAGCAGTTAATCTACCTTGTGCATCAACAGTAATTGTTGCAGCAGTATAAGTTCCAGCACTTACTGTTGTATTAATTAATTGATCTGCACCAACTGCATCATCAGCTATTTTAGCTTGTGTTACTGCATCGTCATTAATAGTTGCAGTTATAACTGCATTATTTGAAAGTTGTGCAGCTCTAATCGCATCATCAGCAATTTTGTCATTTGTAATTGCATCATCAGCAACTTGTGCAGTTCCTATAGTTCCCCCTAGAGTGTCTAATGAAATTTCTGTAAGATTAGTACCGTCAGTATAAGCGGCATAAATTTTTTGTGCATCAGGAGAAAATCCAGTTCCTGAAGCAGTTTTAATAGTTAAGTTTGTAGGATTAGTTACTAATCGGCAATCAAAAATATAAAATTTTTCTATTGAATCAGGAACTGTACAAACAGTTGAAGATCCAGCAGTTATTGTTGCAAATTTTATTACAAGGTTTCTCGCATTAGAAAGAGCCCCATCTGACATTACTAAAGCAACGGTGCCACCTGAAGAAAGTGTTATTTGTTCAAAACCTGCTATTGCTTGTTGTACTAAATTTAAATTTGTGTTTGTTTTATCACCCCATGTACCAGCATTTTCACCGGTTACCATAAGTTCTAGTTTAAGATCACTTGAATAACTTGATGCCATAAAATTTTTCTCCTAATTGTTTTAATTATACATTTATCACGCTGCCAAATCAACCTCTGTCCATGTATTATTTACTCCGAGATCTACCTCTTGCCAAGATGTTATATTTGGACTTCCTACAGATGCGGTCATTTGAATACCAGTAACACTAATATTTGCTGTTCCAGTGACTGTTACAGATCCTACAGAACTACTTAATTGTTGACCTCCTACACCAATAATTTGACCAGGAATTTCTGCATGTTGCCCTAAAGATAAAGTAGCAGTTTGACCAGTTACTGGTTCAGTAGTGGTTTGTGTTAAAGTAAATGATCCCAAAGAAAAACTAGCTTGAATACCACTTACATCCACTGGAGTTTTTAGACCAGCAACCGTGTTACCAACAGAACCAGTTAAAGATCCAGCACTAGTTACAGTTACATTAGCATCAGCATCAAAAGTTAAAGATCCAATTGTAAAATCTAATTGATCTTCTGCTGCAAATACAGTGATATCTTGATCAATTTGTAAAGAGAAACTTCCAAAAGTTGAAGTTAATTGACCTGCAGATGTTACTGATACATTAACATCTGTAAATGCATTAGCTGCTGGAAAATTAATTGTAGATGTAATTTGTTGTCCAGCAGGAGCAACTGAGAAAGCTTCACCCCAAGCAAGATTACCCCAAGCTCTTCTTCCCCAACCGATTCCAGTTAATTCTGATTCATCAACTGTAGCTGTTCCAATACTTGAAGTAGCAACATTACCAGTTACTGGAACGCCTATACCTATGGTCGTACTACCAACAGCCATAGACTCTAAACTACCAGTAACTTGTACAGTTACAGATATTCCTGCTACTTCTTCTCCTAATGAGGATGATAAAGATATTCCAGAAACATCTACGGTTGCATTTGCAGTTGTTGTAACAGATGCAATACTAAATGATGCACTTATTCCTGTAATTGTTGGTTGTGAACCTGAAAGATCTCCCCATTCGTTTTCGCCCCAAGTGTCGCCACCCCATCCAACTTGTACTTCTGCATCAACAGAGATTGTGCCAATACTATAGGTTGCACTTAATCCAGAAAGAGTAATTCCGACATCACCTTGTGCTGCCCAACTACCTGATCCCCAACTAAGTGCACCCCATGTATTTGACATTCATTATTATCCTTATGCTAATCTTAATATAGCAGCAGATGTTGTAAATGCAGGAAACTGAATTGTAAATGTTCCCGAAGTTGCAGTTTTATCTCCACCAAAATCTAATACAGCTACTGCATCAGTAGTGCTAGAACCACCGTCAGTTGTTGTATTGTAAATTAAAGCACCTCTCGCAGTTAATGTTACACCTACGAAAGATAAGTCAGCAAAATCAGTAATAGCTACTGAAGATGAAACTTTACAACCTTGATTTACTAAAGCTTTACCGCCAGCTGTATATCCAGTTGGTGATGTAACTTCATTCGCAGTTGCATAATTTGTTGTCGATTTTCCTAAAGTCGCTGAACTTGTAAACATTGCTAATTTGTATGTGTCTCCATTTGGAGCCGTATCAAAATCATGTTTACCTTGTAGCAATTCTTTTTTAAAAGAATCACAGATTGCATTAGTTGTTATAGCCATAATATTCTCCTTTTAATTTATGGACTTGGAGAATCTACTTTTATTCTTGGAACCCCATCAGTATATTCCCCTCGTCTTCTTCTACCCATTTGTTGTAGGGCAAAATTTTGTATTTCTTCATTATACTTTGAATTATAAAGATTGTATAGATTGTCGGGTCCTTTTAAAAATCTATAAGCTTCAGATAATACACCATGTAATAACATGGACTCTTGGTAAGTGGATAAAAAAGTATTATTTGTAGAAGTAAAATTTGGTGCATCTTTGATATAATTTATTTGAACTGTATCAGCAGCAGCTGGAACAGGAGCAACAATTATATTAAAATCATCATAATTTGCATAATATTTAGGAGTTCCTTGTCTACCTGAACCATTAAATTCAGAAATAAAACTAGTGTCTCTTTTTTCTAAAAAAGTTCTATTACCACTTGAATCGATGTGTTCTACAGATCTTAATATTAAAACATCTGAGGGTAAGGATACAGCTCTATTTGCAGCTGTAAAATTTGATGTAGCATATTTTCTAAGATCGTCATAATCTACTTTACCAGCAACATCTAATTCTACTGATCTTATAAATTCTTGAATGATAGCATCTGTTAAAACATTACTATCTACTTCAGTATAATTTCTTACTTGTGTTAAAAAATCTGCGTGTGTAATTGACATTATGAAATAGTTACCCCCACATTTCCAATTGTTGAAATTAATTCTCTTCTTCTATTTTGTAATGACGGATCTTCAGGAATCATATTGGTAATAGTAGTTGTTATACCATTAGATGTAACTTCAAATTCTTGTGTACGAAAAGCAAAATCTCCTGGTAAAGATAAGTTAGCTACACCAACAGGAGTTCCTCCTGAATTAGATATTGTTTGGTCATTTGCAAATTCTTGTGAAGGTTGTTGAAATTTCATGACTCTTGGATTTTTCAAAGCAACAGCATCTGCTTTATGATATGGTGGATCTAGTTGTGGATGCTTAGGTTCAAATTCCGATACATGGACTAATGAACCGTTCCATTCTTTTACCATCTCTCTATATGGATACTCCATACCTGATCTATCAGATATTGCTTTTGATCTTTTACCAGTTGCAAAACTCATTACACTCCATCTCCAAAATATGTTTGAGGAGAAATATAAACAGATGCTCTTTGACCATCTTCATTTAATGCTCTTAACAATTCATCCTCATAAAGTTGTTTTAACAATTGAATTCTATCAGGAGCTTTTTTAACAGATAAATAATATGCAAGTCCTGAACACATGCACGGTAAAAATCTATATACAACATCTGCTTGATTATTGTATGAACCAGTGTCTTGAATTCTATCTATTGTATAAAATTTTAAAGTAGTAAAAGTTGTAGCATCAGGAGCTAGATATAAAAAAATTTGAGGTGTTGTTTGTCTATCAACAAAATATTGAGATGGTTGTCCTGTTTGTAATTTGTTTGGAAGAGCTGCATATGCAGATCTGTCGATTTTTGTTAAAGAAATATCATTAGTTGATGCAGTATTACTAGCTGCAGCTGTTGTTGAAATATAAGCTTCTAGCACATCATTAACACTTTCATTTACAGCATATTGTGCTGTACCCGCAGTTAATGTTACTTCATTTAATGAAACTTTCCAAAGGTGGACACCTCTGTTTCCCCACTCAGAAAATAAAAGATTTAAACTTCTTCTTGCACTACGTAGATCACGTCCACTATTAGTTCGCATACCACATCTCTCGTATGCTTCTTCAATAATGTCATCGATATTTAAATCGAATGATGATGTTCCTGACGTTGCCATAATTCATTACATTAAATCTTTGTAATAATCCAAAGACTTTCCTGGTACTAATTGTTCATCTTGTAAACCCATGCCAGAGGTTCTAGCTGCACCATATCCTCTAGTTGATTTAGCTTCCATTCCCATAGATGCTTTCATCATATCTTTTTCTCTAACTTTTTTGGCAGCCATTCCAACATTAGCATACATCATTTTACCTTTTTTAGCTTTTGCCATCTTACCTTTTTTAGCATAGCCCATTTTATTTCTTACTTTTTCAGGAAGTTTTGCGAGTCCTGGATTTTTTTCTTTGTCTACTTTCTTCAACATTTCTCCTCCAATTTTCATATTACTCATTTTTTTTAGAAGACTATTTTTTTTAGCTTCAAATATACTTTGACTATCTTTTGAAGTAGGTATCAATTTTTTAATTTTTTTTGCTTCATTCTCACTTATTTGAGACTTAGCAATTTTTTTTAAAGCTCTTACTTTTAATTTTTGTACTTCTTCTGACATAAATTCTCCTTAGATTTCTATCATACCACCATAATACTTTTTGGTAAAGGTACTGACATTTGTTGGTTTACCACCAACTCCTTGTGGCTTAGCTCTTTTCCTCGCAACGGCACTCTTCCTTTGGGATTCTGTCATCCTTGCTGCTTTTGCAGCAGGGACGCATTTTGGATACTTCCGTTTTCGATCCGCTGCTAATTTTGAACGGCCACACGGTGCGTAAGAACCATCTTTTCGTTTGCTCCCAATATCTACCCACTTTTGATCGAACCATTTCTTTAGTCCCATTAGAATACACCTTTAAAATTCATTCCTTTAATTGCTGCTCCACCTCCACGGCACATGCCACCTTCTCTAAATCTTGTTAAATTTGTACCCATTAATTTAATTCTATCTTTATCTTTACTTTGTTTAATTCTATCTTTTTTCTTATAATTTTTTTCTGATTTGGCTTCATCTAAAGCTCTGACTTCAGCAGCAGTAAACATTCTACCCTTATCTGCACTACGCACAACAACCGGGTTTCCTAAATGATCTGAAGTGCCTTTTTTCGGTTTTCCTTTTTTAAATTCTAAACCTTCTCTTGGATCCATAGATTTTGTTTTTTTGCTTTTAGTCATCTAACATTCCTTTGTAATAGTTTTTGTAACTTTTATTTGAAACCTCATGACCAGCAAGATTACCTTTTATATAAGTTCCTGTATAAGGTTCTAAAGTTTGTGCAAATTTTCCGCTACTTGCTTTAACAACTGAATCTAATGATTTAGCTTGTGCTTTATGAAGTCTTGAAGCTTTATGTAAAGCACCCGCAACTTTTTTAATTTTTGCTTCTCCACCACTTACTTTACCAGCTGGTTTTGGACCTCTAAAATCTTTTCTTTTTACACCACTTGGGTCTTTAATTTTACCAGCACAAATTTTACTAGCGTAAGCGTTAGCATATGCTGAAGGATAAACTCGAAATTTTCTTTTCGCTGCAGCTTTACCTCTGGGACATAATTTAGTCATAAATCTTAATCCTTTTTCTATTGTACAATTTTTTAGATTGTATCACTTTAGAAAGGTAGATTCTAGACCTTAACTTTTTTGCCTCTGGATTTCTTTTTGATAGATGCGATGACTCTTCGTTTTTTTTCTTTTTCATCTCTTGCACCTCTTAATTTACCTTCAATTTGTTGTGGTATGGATCCTCTTGTTATTGCCATATTTATACCAAATCAACTGCCTTTCCTGTTATTGGTTTATATTTAGTTTTTCCTTCTTCCTTAAAAGCTCTCATGTATTGTGCTCTTCTATTAAACGGAACATAACTAGCATGTATCCATCCAGAGTTCGGTTCGCCTGGAGTATAAAATTCTAAAATTAATTGATCCGTTTCACAATTTTTATAAACCCAATCTGCAACCTCAGCATTGTCTACGCCTAAGACCTCGAAATCTGCAGCCTCTGCTTTTGAATGTTGGCTAGTCAAACTCGATCCTATGGCAACACATAATTCTGGGCTACGGAATCCGCTTGTCACTTTTACTCTGCCAAATTGATCACGTACCGGTTGTAAAATTTTTTCGCAAAGCATTTTTAATTTATCTATTTGATCAGCGTTAGGTTCATTATCAATTCCCTTTCTAATTGCTGTATCCGATTTAGTTAGCTCTTGTAAGCTGAAGTTTCGTGTAAGTTTCATGATAGCTCCTTATAATTTATGTTAAATGCAAATGTAATCCTTTCATAGTCTTTTTCTTGAACATCTACTTTATGTTTTGTATTAGAGGGAAATAATATCATATCACCTCTGTTACCAATATACTTATAATTATTATCTACAAAAATAGTTTCATCCTTGTCATTTTGTAAATATATAACTCCCGATATTGCACCTGCATGATTATGCGTGGGGTTATAATTTCCTTTATAAGAATAATTTATCCACACATCATATCCATCAAAATGACCATCCCATTTTCTTAAAAAATAATTTCTATGATTACCTCCAAATAATCTAGCACAATTTCTTAATGTAAAAGGTAACCAATATGAAGATTCTATTAAATGAATAGGAATACTTGTTTGATAAGAATTAGTCTCAGTTCCTAAATTATCATGCTCTTTTAAATCTTTTAAAGGCGAATTTTTAATTTTATCACAAACTAATTTCCACTCTTCAATCTCACCAATTATTTCATGTGGTAATTTTAAATCGTAGATTTGCATTTTTTTTATTCTAATATTAAAGCTTTAATATATTTTCTTCCTTGGTATAACTCTATCTCTGCTTTACCCTTATAGCATTTGTAGGATACAGACTCTGAAAAAGTTCTCTCCGCTTCACGTTTTCCGCGTAAACATTGGGCCATACCGTTAGGTTGAATTAAATGTTCTTTAATCTCTCCGTTTACAAACATTAACAAAGCCACTATAGACTCAATCATACTACCTTACCTTTGTTCTCTCCTTCTTTAATTACATATTTCTGTGTACCATTCTTACCATGTTCTACAGATTTTTTTAATTGTTTTACGTAACTCATCTGTTTAGCTTCTTTGTTTATGTGAGCTATATAGTCTAAAACTTTTCTAGTTATTCGTCCCGTTGCCATTATATTTTATGTCCCTATTTGCATCTTTTAATTTTTCAATATCAGACAAAACTTTATCCATCTGTTTTGTTAAGAATTCTATGTTGACTTTGTTCAAAGCCATGTCGTCAATATGTTTTGTTATACGATCTAAAGTTTTATAAATATCCTCCAACATCATGTACTGCTCAGAATCGGCGGGTAATGAACCCATCTGTCCACGTGGCCACTTGATTCTAAACTCTGTATTCTGCTCAACATCCTGTTCCATTATCTTGATCTTGGTGTCTGCAATGTTTAGACGTTCTATGATTTGAAAGTAACCCATGGTACCGAGTGCTACAATTATTATTAAACTAGCAACCGTTTTCATCGGCATTTGCACAGCAGCAGATTCAGATATTGTTAATGGTTGTTTACTCATCTTTTTTTCCATTATTTTCAAAAGACATGTCCGATGCGTAGTCTTTATATTTTTCGTAATCTCTTTTATCTTCTTTTATTTTTTCCATTTGGTAAAACATTCTATCACTATCTTCCGTAACCATGCTAGAGTCCTCTGCATCCCAATATGTACTTTGGACTTTATAGTCAGGCCAATCGTTATCAGTAGTATAACTAGTACAGTGCCACAAAATACGATTATTAGGCTGAGCTGCATAATTACCGTTATCAAGCTCCAATATATGTGCACACTTATGTTCTTGAGGAATTTCAGAATGTTCCGTATCAATGATATTAACATCTGGATGTGCCCAGTCGATCGTAAAGATATATTTACCATGATAAAATTTTTTATCTAAGCCTAAGTACTTTCCTTTTAAACCATCCAACCAATCAAAACAAGTGACACTAGGCCAGTAACTAAAACAATTCCACAATTCCAACTCGTGTACTTGCATATCGGGCACTTCGGCTCTATCAAACTGTTTTTGGAAAAATGCTGAGATAGGCAACCTCCAATAACACGCACCATTTGGTAACATAATGTTAAATAAGATAGCCCTACCTGAAATACTGCTAATACTGAAGATAACACAGTCACTATACTGTCCTTTATTTTCTTTGAGATCATATAAATACTCCTTTCTAATTTTACAGTAAATTGGGGGTATATTTGCGTTTAGGTAAGCCATGCATACCTATTTTAATATTAAAACTATTAAAATCAACAATAATAATATACCATGAATTTGATTTGGAATTCCTATTATTTTAGATTCGATTCTGTAATAAATTTCTTTTAATTGATCTAACATTTCCATCTCCTTCTTGCTTGTCTTAATCTTGAATTTGGGTCTTTTGCTGCTTTTGGAAATTTTTTCATTTGTCCTAAACTTCTAGCACAAAAGCTCTTTCTACGTTTTGCGTCTTTTGACCCAGGTTTAACTTTTCCAGTTACAGCTGTTTTTAATTTAGAACCAGGGTTGAGTCTTCTATAAGCTTTAACTCCAGCCTCAGTCATTCCAGCTCCTGATTTTGTAGATCTGAAATTTTTTTTATTTCTTGGTGGCATTCCACCTTTTCTAAAACTTAATAATTCTAAAGTATAATTGTCCATATTAAGTAAATGTAATTGTTACACCAGCGGTATTAGCAATAGTTGCATGTATACCTTCTTTGAAAAAAATACCTGATCCAGGTAAGTACATATCTAAACCCTCTTCTCCAAAAAGATATGTTGCTATTACTGTGCCAGTTGCACCACCAGATCTAAAAATAATAGATCCATCGGTTGAATTACCTTTTGCTTGAATTGAAGTTAACCTAGCTCTTCTACTAGTTGGAACCATTTGTTCCGTACCAGTTGAGTGTTTTACCGATTGATCTGATGTAAAACTACCACCCCCAGACATTTATTATCCTGGGTTAGTTGTAGTTAACTGAGGTGCACTGTATTTATCTGTCAAAAGTGTATAAGCTGTAATATGTGTTTTAGTTTTACAAAAAATTCCTTTTGGAAATAAAATACCATCTTCAGGAAAATTAAAATTAATTACATCACCAGTTGGTACATCAGCTTGGAACAAAGTTGTTCCTGCATTAGAAGTTGTAGTTAATTCTAAAACTCCAGCACCACCTCCACTTGAAGCAATAATAATACCTTTTAATCTTACTGGTTGTGAAATAATTGCAGTCACCCCTGCAGCTGCTGCTGATCTAGTTGCTTGTATATCGGCTTTTACTGCCATAAATTCTCCTTTTAAGTTGTGGCTCCCGAAGGAGCCACTAATTATTATACTATACCAATCAATTCAGAAGCATTTCTGTTTTGAGTACAAGTGATATAATCTAATTTTGTTACTCTCTGACCTGATGCAGAAGCTGATACTGAGGCTGCAAACATTTGCATATCATCAGTATTGATGTTTGATGTAACAGTAGCTGCTAGAACTCTATTAACAAAAAACTCAACTTTTCCAGCTCTATCAACTCTAAATCCTACAGTGTCATAAGCACTATCAGTAATAGTGTATGCAGTGTATGTCTCTTGATTTGTTCCAGAACCATTTTTAGTTACAAATCTGTAAAACTGTTCACCGTTATTAGACTCAATAGAGATTCTATTTGCAGATCTCCATCCAGAAGTTCCAGTAAAAGTTTCAACTAATCCAGTACCATAATCAGTAGCGTTAGCATCATTGTTTTGAATTCTTGCTTCATACCAAATTACTGTACCTGGGTTAGTAATTGCTCCAGTGCTATCTTTAGTTTCTGCAACAGCTTGAAAAGTGTTTGCAGTTTTTACTAAAGCTATTCCATTGTTATCTGTAGTATTTGCTGAAGTTAAAGTTACTGCTCCACCTACCTCGTTAGATATTCCTGCTGATGCTCCACCATCTGCAATAGATGTTGACCATTCTGATGAAGGTAAAGTGTTATAAATAAAGTCATCCTTATAACATACGTAGTTAGGGTTATTATCTACTGGTAAATCCCTAAACCATTTTTTATTGTTATTCAAACCAGCAAACATTACTGGGTTTGTAAAGTGTGTTCCTGCCATAATTTTCTCCTCTGTATAGCGTTAGTTATGTAGTCTCTATACCGTCTGCCTAGCCAGTCTACATAATAAATTTATTCTAGGTCTTTTTATTATACATAAAAAAAGGGGCGATGTGAACACCGCCCCTCATGTTAATACTTTTTAATTAGTATTAGCTAGTTGGTAATTTACCATTACCAAAGATACATCTTGGATCAGAAAATCCAAAAGAATATCTTTCTCTAGCTTTAAATCTAACATTACCAGTATCGAAGTCACCTTCAATCGCAGTCTTGATTGGTGCTCTAACAAAGTGTTTTAGACCGTTAGGTACATCAGTCAAAATGAAGAATGAGTCAGTGTCAGTTAAAAAGTTATTAACACTGTATCCTTGTGGAATCATTCCCATTGAAGCGATTGCGTTGATATCGTTATCAGCAGTTGCAGTTCTTTGAGGAGACTTCATCAATCTCTCAGCAGTAAATTGTAATTCTTTTGGAATTATCATTTTTACACCTTGAGCTGCGATTCTTAATCCTCTTTCATCTACAAATCCTGAGATGTCGATTAACGATTGCTCTAACGAAGTTTCGTTAAGGTCTGCAGCAGTTGCTAAACGGTTAGAGAATACACCACCAGTTGCTAGTGGGTGTGAAGTGTTAATTAAAGACACTCCGTCACCACCTTTAACAGTAGTTACTTCTGCTTGGTTTAACACGTTTGCAGCTTTTACTTGCTTCGTGTTTGACATAGATCTTGCAAGAGCTCTTGTGTATCTTGCAGCTAATCTGTCATATAGGTTATCTTCAATTGCTTCCTCAGTGATAGCAAATGCTAAAGCGATTGTTTCGTGAGTGTATCTAGCAGTGAAAGTTTCATTTGCTTGATCAAACACTACTCCAGCACCTTCTTGTTTAGTTGGTGCAGAAGCGAAACCACTTAACATTACTTCTTCTTCAAAAGCTATGTCAGATGT